GTTCTGGGTCATCAAAGAATGTTGTTTCTTGAACTTTTTGTGCAGCAGTCAATAATACGCTATTGAGCACTACGTTTGATTTTCCTTTTGACATATTTGAAAAATATTAAACGCACGAAATCCCTCGATCGGTTGTGTCAAAACATTCCAGAGAATGAAATTAGGGCTATCACTAGCACCCGCAACGTAACGAGGGATTCGCTTATGTTAACTTAAATAAGTTTTTTGAGATTGCTCTCTGGTATTATGTTTTGACAAAGCAAAGATATATTTTAATTTAATACAAGTATGCGTTTGCATAAAAAAATTAGTTTTTTATTGTATTTAACAAATTAAGAATTTCTTTTAAAGGCTCAATACCGTATTTTTTTTTCAAAATAAAATCAAAATTTGATTTTGACCCATCAAACCTTACATCTATGTCATTTTCTGTATTTGCAACGGAATTTAATATACTTAATAAATCTTCATCAACAAAATTCAAATATGTTTCTGTTATATATCCTAACTGAACGTCTCGGTCACCTTCATTTACTTGGTATGAATATTTATTATTATTAATTAAAAAATCTACATTATTAATGAATAACCAATTTGGTCCCCTATAATACGTTCTTAACGCCAATAATGCTTTACCTTCAGATATTTGCAAAATCAAATTCAATCTAGTTCCGGATGTTCTTTTAAATTGAATAATTGTGTTTTTTGTAAATTTATCCGTTTCAACATAAAATTTTTTTAAATCTTCTTTTGTAGCTTTATTTAAATCTACATTAATAGACAAAGGCATTTTTCTTTTTAATGCTGATTTTATAAAGTCGTCACACATTACTTTCAGTTCTTTATCAACTGTTTTGTTTTTTATCTCCTCTGTTTTAGAAATAACAATATCTCTCATTTCTGTAGTCAACATATCTTGTTTTTTAATATAAGATAGCAAGGCTCTATTAACTAAATCTTTTTTTGCAATAGTATCGCTTTGCGCGTACGCAAAAGAAGCGCATAACAAGAGCGCTACAATAATTTTTTTCATTTTATAATTTTTATGGTTAAGTCGTAAAAATAAGAAAATCCCTCGAATTGAGGGATTTTAGTAATGTTTTTGACAGTATAAATGAAAAGATTTTTTACTGTAACCTAAGTGTTTTAGAATTTGTGATACAATGAATTCGGGAACGGGACAAATATGAGTTTGGATTATTATCGGTCTTAATAAATCTGCTCTTGTATATTTTGCGTGTCCTCCCTCTATATTTATTTGTTTTAACCCGTTATGTTCTAAAAACCACAACATAGTTTTTAGTGGAATATTGCTAAGCTTATAGGTATTCATTCATTACACAGGTATAGCAACTTCTTTTTGAATAGTAGAAATATCGTGTTTATTCAATAGTTCTTTTAATTGTTGATTATGCATAGCTAAATCAGTCATTGAAGGAGCATTAATTTTTCTAGGTCGCTTTACACTCCCTTTTTTAAGTTCCCAGCCTAAACGGTTTAATTCTTTATGTAATGTTTTTTTGTTAGTAGTATAATCAAGAAAAACACCAAGACTATGATTAAAAGAACTCATAGCTTCTTCTTCACTCTTTCCATATCCAGTAACTTCAAGATGTGGGGAATAAACGATATAATTATCTAATTCTTTAAAAGAAATCAAAACAATGTTAGCCTTTACTTTTGCTTCAGCGTTTTTGAAATCAACGTTTATATGATGGTTTTTGTTCATCTTTATCTCAATACGTTTGTTATGTACATTTGTCTTGACAATTGTACGGGACAAATATATATAATTAGAATGTTAAATCACATTGTTTTGTGTCAAAAATAACAACTTGTAAACAGCTGTTACCAAAGCAATGCTTTAATTTAATTGGCTTTAAGTAATAAAATCCCTCGAATTGAGGGATTTTAGGGAGGGTAAAAGTGCGTCATGGGGTTTTGGGGTTTTTGGTATACCTGAATACCGTAATTACGGTATTCAGGTATACCGTTTTTGCTTAAAATCACATCTAAAAATCATCTTCACCGACTTTTTTGTCGACGATGTTTTAAAACAAGGTGTTATTTAAATGGTAACTCTGGTTGCAACCACTTATCAATTAAGAAGGATTTGGTTTGCAATTCGCATCTTGCAATTTCTTGATTAATTTTTGCTTTTAGCTTCTTCAATTTTATTAACCTAGCGTAATTTATTTTTGCTTTATTTTCTCTTTCTATGCTGCCAAAAAGAAAATCAAATATTAATTCCTGATATTCTTCTAGTTTTTCCTTTAAACTGGGGTGAACGATTTGGCATCTAAGTTGTAAAATCCATGTCAAAAAACCTCTCTTTGTGAGACAAATTCGCTCTCTATCATCTCCAAAAAGCAACATCGATGTTTTTTTAGACACCGCTTTTTTTAGTAAACTATTCCTATTGATTACCTTTCTTTGATTTAGATAATCAATTTGAAAAAAATCACAAAACGGTTGAATAAAAATATCCTCTCCAGAATATTTAATCGTTTCTTGAAACATTGTTAAAGCAGTTGTTTCCATATAATAAATGTGTTATAAAACAAAACCCCTAAGAGGCTACGACACACTCTTAAGGGTTTGTTTCGGTAAATAAATTACCTATATCTTATATGTAAGTCGTAGTTTACGCTTACAAATATATAAAAATAAACTACAGGTTTATTTTTATTATTTAATACCTCTCAAAACATTTTTTATATCTTCTTTGAGATTTTTTCTATCATCTCTAAAATTAAGAGTTTTTACATCTTTTAATTCATTCTTGAGCGCTATAATATCTTTGTTTCTGGAAACATATTTGCCATTTAATGCGTTGCGAACATCACTAACCACTTTGATTATTGTTTTAATAAATGTATTCATAGCGTTTTAATCTTTCATTTTCATTAATTGTTCCTGGACCGCGTGGGTAAACCCAAAGTGTAGTTCCTTGATGATGTTGTTGTAGTGGCCCCACAAAATACGGTTGTGTATGGGGTGGTTTTTCTTGCGGCGTTTGCCTTTTTTGCTGTCGCGCATTTTCATATCGACAAAGCGGTGTTTCTTTAGGTAGGTGTAGTCCAATTGTCCTTCGCTTACTTTGAAACCTCTATCATTAAACCAATCGTTGGTTTCAAACCCGCGTGAGCTCATATAGTTGCGCTGTGCTTTGTCGATATCCTGACCAACATCTTGTAGCGTTTTCTTAATGAAACGCTTTTCGAGTATGTCTTGAGAAAATCTATCTCTGGTCTGGGCTAGGCTCATTGATGGTTATTTTATTGAGTTGGTACAAGACATTAAGCATATCGCCTGTGTGTGGTTTAGCGCCACGTTTTTTGCGCCAATTGTATATTTTATCCTCGGATATCCCTGTTAATTGGTTGTAAACTGCTTTTTGTTCTATGGTTTCATAGAATAAAACTTCGATTTGTTGTAGTGTCATGGCGTTTTGTTTTCCGTAAATATACGGATTTACAAAACGGTTTCCAAATTTATTTCTACCATCCAACCGTTACACCCTTGTTTTTTCCAAACAGGATCAATACTTATGGAATCTTCTTGCAACCAGTTGAGGAACCCACAAAAAAGACTCTGATTGTTTTGCTTATCCTCGATAAGTTTGTCAATGAATGCCTGTGCTTTCTTTTGGGTTTGCACAAATATGTTCAAATAACTATCGTGGTCATGCTCGCTGTAATTGGTTTTGTCTAGGATAAAAAACAGTAGCACATTGTCCCACTTGGCATTGTCTTCCTGTCCTTTTACACGAAAGGAAGGCACCACGACAATAAGATAGGTGTTCTCTTCTGGAACACGTTCGCCAAGGAATTTGGACAATTCGGAATCATCCACGACCATATTAGCATAATTGAACATACGCTGTCCATTTTCGTCAAGGAGCGTAGCGCATACCTCGGCTTGGTATTCTCTGAGTCTATTTAGTGGTAGCATTGCGTTCTTGTTTTTGTCGTTCTAAATCGGATTTGCGCATGTCATACATACGAACAATGATTTGCCAAAAATTGGCATTTCGTAAGGCTTCATAATCGCCAAAAGCGCCGCTTTCAGCCATAGTAAAAGCTAGGGAATCCATTCCGATACCCGGTAAATCGTTGGAGTTTTCGTCTGCTTCGGAACTATCAAATAATATAGACAAATCCAATTCCTTACCACCCCAATTCAATTTCATTTCAACCAAGGCTTTTTGGAAGCTCGCAAAAAGCAGGTACACGCCATAGATGAATCCGAAAGGGGCTAGTTTTAGTTTTTTGGCTCTCTTTTCGATAGTATGAGAGTTGTAGGCTTCGCGAATATCGCCTTTATCTTTTTTGAACCAGTGGAATGGTTCTGCAGGGCGATACAAGATAGCGGCCAATAGAAATAATATTTCGGGGTCGCCTGAACTATGAAAATCATTGAACAATCGCAAAGCATCAAGGTATTCTCCAAAATTCAGATTATGAAAGTTGTCGGCTGGTCCATAATAGTTGGTAAGTACAGGACAAATTTTTGGCACTGGATTAATCAAATAGTTTTGTTTGATAATCTTTACGCCTTCTTGATCGTCAAAGAAACTATCTATGAGCTGACTTAACTCATAGATAGTTGCGTTTTTGATATCCTCTTCGGTAATCGATTCGTCTAGTATGCGGTGTGTTGGTATGGTTTTTTTACCTTCTTCCATTCTCAATAAACGATACACCGCAGCTACTTTGAACTGATTGAAGTTGATTTGCCCGCTTTGGTACAAATACAACAGCTCACACATATTGATATATTCTTTCGCGTCGCACTCGGCAAGTTCGCTCGGAATGTATCTTGAAATATTGGCTTCGGGTATGGCTATGTGATGGTGCATTATACTAGTTCTAGTTTATCATTGATTTTGATTCCCATTTTGGACATATCTTGTCCAAATTCTGCCAAAACGCGTTCACGTATTTCGGTGTTGTTTCGGTGGTTCTTTGGAATGTACTTTGAATTGGCGTTGATGTTTAAATATTTACGCACCATATCGACAATACGCCCTTTGAGGATTATTTTGTCTACTTCAATTTCATCAACCTTGTCTTGTAGAATGGTGTTGATTTTTTGGAATTTCTTGTTTTTGAAATAGCCAGTTATGGCGCGGTACCATTTTTTTAAAAAGTTCATTTTCATTTTATGTAGAGATATAGTTAGTTCCTGTGTGAATGTTTGGCATCAAAGTAATGTCTTCTGGTGTTGGAGTAGGGAGTAGGAAGGTTTCTATTTCCTGTACTGCCTTTTCAAAATCGTACATGAACGCTTGGCGCGCTGCTTCGGGTTCTGACTTCAATGAGGGTTTTGCCCCAATAGTCGTAGCTCTGTCACTTACCACATATTGCAAAACGCCTTCTGGATAGAGTTGCACGGATAATCGAGGCATGGACCAAGCCAACGCAAAGAACACAGTGGCACGCTTGATGAGTTTCAGTAAATGCAAATCAGCTTCCTCGGTAATTTCGGTATTCTCTTTGAGTTTCGTTTTAAGCTCATTGAACTTGGTTACTCCAATTCGTGCTTTAATATGATTTTCTTCGGCATCCTCTAGTCCAGATACTAATCTGATGAAGAGCAAACGAGATTCTATTGGGAATACTTCATTGAAATCATCCATTGTGCGAACAAATAAACGGTGGCTAGCTTGGAATGCTTTCGATTTGGTCCAAACGGTGTAAAGTGTTTCGTTGGTTTCTTGTTCAATTTTGGAATAATCCAAAAAGTAAATCAAATCATCAATAGCGCCGTAGTATTTGCGTTCCAATGCTTTGTTGTCGCGGTCAATCATCCATTCGAAGGGTAATTTTTGGGCATCGTCTTGGAGCATTTTTCGCCCATTATTGGTGTGCGCAATGTCATTGTTTGGCGCGTATTTTCGATAAGCATTGATAGCAATGGGAAAACGAACGGCATCAATAAACGGTTTATCGTCTGGACTGATGTTTGTTCCATCACCATATTTATTGATTGCCAAATCATAGACTTCTTTACCTATAATCTTGATAAGTTCTAGCGTTGCACTTCGCAGGTCGGCCAAAAGATTTTTGATAGGCAAATCGGCATTGATAAACCCTAAAGCTTCTTTCAACTCGGTACTTCCTGCAGTTGTGGTGGTGTTAAAAAGTAGTTTCATTAGACGTTATTTTTAATGCGTTTGCTTTCGGTTATATCCTGTTCTCTTTCTGGAGCCATATGGTAAAAGCCTAGCTTTACTTTTTTGTTTGGCCAATTGGCTTTGATAGCGTAATTAATTGCTTTCATTACTATCATTTCAGGAATATCAATACCTGTAAGCAAATAATTTTTGAGTGCATATAGTTGCTCTGAACCGCTATCACTTTTACCTGATTCAGACACATTACCAAGCGCGGAGTGTAAACCAATACCCCCTGAAATGGCATGGTCTGAACGGTTAGAGATAGCGATTTGAGAGTCAACAAAGTCTTTTATTTTTTGGTCGATGACATTGATTTCCCAACCGTGTTCGATTAGGTTCGTGCCATCTACAGTAAATTCTTTTGTTGTATGTAAGTACTTACCGGTGTTTTCTTCTCCAGATAATACTTCTGATATTTTTTGAAGAAAGGTCATTTTGAATTCTTCAATCATCGATTCTTTGTATTCGATGTTCAATCGGTTGCAGTTTTCAAGCATTTGATCGCGCTTCTTATCCCAAAACACCTGAGGCGAAACAATATGGTATTTTAGGTTGATACTGTTCTTGCTCAACGCCTTGAATATTAAAGGCACGGCAGTACTTCTTCGCAACCATTCTAATGAGCCATACAAGTCAGGAACCGTATAATAATCGGTGCAAAAGCTGTACATATTGCTGTAGATAATAGCGTTCTTGTTTTCAAACGGCTTAGTAAAATCGAACAGATTGTATACTTTGTATTTAGTCAATGAATTGGCAGTACTAAACGACCAATCTGTAACTATAGCGTGAGTTGCTTCTTTATCATCGACTTCTTTCAATGACCCTAATCGAGTGCGGTCAGGGTACATATGCACCAACTTTGATATGAAGTTTTTGCCTAAACGAGAACCTTTGGCTAACTCTATTTTACTAAACACACCCTCGATGTGCTGGAAGTCTACACATGCCTTAAGCAAATAGCATTGGTAATCCCACGACTCAAGCCATTGCATAATCTCGGTGTCTTCTGTCCATTCACGTACTAGTCCAGTAGTCTCTACTTTCTCTGTGTACAACATAGGACCTAATCCCCAAAGTAGTTGGGTTTTCTTTTTGAGAATACCAGGAGCGATATAGTTTTCTTGAACTACCTTCTTGATAACATCAGGTAAATCATTACAAGAACCATAAGGATAAACAATATAATCACCGATGTAATTATAATGTTCATTCCAATCAAGGTAATCGTTAGACGATTTAAGTTTATAGAAGTCTCGAGGTGTTTCACTTACTTGATAAGTAAAAGAAACCTGTGGTGTCTCGACTATCGCATCTCTTCCTATGTATTCTATATTCATGGTATAATAGTATAATCGTTGAATTTGGTTAACAATGGGAGGTAAAACCAACGCTTTTTGTTTAGTGATTCATAACCAATTAGTATGTCTGCTTTATCGCTTTGGTCGTCACGGTAACCCTTTCTTAACTGTGCTTTACTGACAGCCTTAAACCCCTCACTAGTCTCATTCGTGGAATTGTAGGATAGGAATTCAAATGAAAAGGGAATACCTAACTCGGTTAACTTCCTCATTCTCTTAAGAGCCTCATAAAGCTTTATGGTATTGTTCATGTAATTACCTCTTTGTATCGTAGTACAATGATACATTCACCACAGTAAATACGGTGTGACATAAACAAATACAAGGGATTAGGTCACCATTGGTGGGCTAAAGTGGTGGGCTGTGGCGGGCGGTGGTCGTCATATCTCTTTTAAATGGGCGGAGAGGTAAAGAGAAAAAAGGTTTTGAGCGGGACGGTATTTTCTTTCACACAAAAGCATTAACCCCGCTTTTGCGTTGGGTTAATTGCTTTGTATTCAGTTTTTTGCATTTTTTTTATTTTAAAATTGTAATTATTTACAGCCTTTTTAGTAATGCATATTTCCTTATTTAGAATGAATATATTTTTAATTTTTATAGTAAAAAAACACACTTTTTACTCTTTAATATTTCCGTATATAAACGGGATTTTGTATCTTTAAGTATTGAAAATCACTAAAATATAAATTATGAACACACAAACAAGCACCGCGAAAGAGGTAAAAAAGTTACCTATCGCAAACAAGGTAGAACCTACCCAAGAAGAGAAAAAAGCAACCATTAACGCAATGATTGAAAAATTCAAACCCGAACCGCCCAGGAGCGCAGACGACAGAATTATGGCAATAGCGCACTTTGAAGCACTTTCAAAACGTTACAGAATCTTAAAAGAGAAAGCAAACGAGTTAAAAATGTTTGATGCAGGCAACGACAGAACCAACGCCCGAATATCTTTTAAAAACGCTCAAGGTTTTGAATTCGATATAAGAAATTCAAATGTCATTGAGAAGCTGAAAAACGAAGCCGAAAAGGAGTTAAATATTTTACTCTCAGAAGCAGAAAACGAGGTTTTAACCTTTCAATTGTAAGCATTAAAAAACCCCTCTAAGGGTCGAAGTTTAGAGGGGTTAACAATCAAATAAATTATACACGCCATGACGCACATACAATCTACAAGCCACAAAAATACATCTTTTAAATTGTCCGAACAAGTAAAAGAAACACTACACGCCCGCGGATATTCCGCCATTTTCAACTATCAAGATTACAAGTACTACAAAGCACAGGTTAAAAAAGCATTCAACAAAGCGCAAGCCATAGCCGAACTATTTATAAACGAAAATCTAAGCAGCAACACAAGCGACTTTCAAGAATACATTTTTTAATCTATACGCCATGAATCACAACATCCCAGAAATCAAAATTTCAGTTTCATTTGATAAGAAATTGAAAAAATCAGAACTATTAAAAATCACATCTTCAAAAGATGCTTACCATATTTTTCAACGTGTTTTTAATGCGGACACGTTCGACTGGTGCGAAGAATTCATTTTGCTTTGCCTTAACAATAATAACAAGGTAGTAGGATTTTACAAGCTATCGAGCGGAGGCATGACCGGCACAGTTGTAGACGTTCGAACCATTTTTACCACCGCTTTAAATTGTTTGTCTACTGCTATCATCATAGCACACAACCACCCGAGCGGAACACTACACCCCAGCGAAGCAGACAAAGCCGTAACCCGAAAAATAAAGGAAGCGAGCAAAATTTTAGATATTCCAGTACTTGACCATCTAATTATCACGGACGAAAATTTTTACTCCTTTGCTGATAACGGTTTATTATGAAAATAACACGCTACAACCCCGACCGACCAACGGAAGGGGAAAGCGTTTTTTATATCCAATCTCACGGACTGCACGCAGGGCGACCGCTCAAAAAACCAATTCCCAACAGTTGGGAACTGCAAACCGATATAAAAAACGCCTTCGAAATTTGTTTTATGCTCTACAACTCCAACAGCTTAAAAATTTACCTTCGTGGCTCTGTGATTCCTTTTTTGAGTTTGCGAGAGTACAAAAAAATACTACTCCCACTTTTAGAAAACCCCAAAATAGAGGATTTAAGCACTCAAAAAAAACTAAAAGCACTGCAAGACATAGAAGCGCTTTTGTTGCAACAGGAGCAGAAAAACACCTACTACAAGCAACTAAAAAGCCTGATAGCTTCAGAGGTTTTAAAGAGTTTCAATAAACAATAAAACGCCCCGACATAGGGCGTTTTTTCGTTCAAAAAAAATTCCGCCCTCCGGGCGGCGTTGGGTTTTCTTTCTCTTTTTTTGTGGAAAAACTAGCGTTTTTTTAATACTAGCATCATAAGTTCTTCAATACATTCCCAAACTTTATACAAAGCATTATAATCAAAGGTTTCTGTAGTTACACGATCTTCCCAACTATTATTATGAATGTCTTTTACAAAAATTGTATAATCATAAACATTTAGCTTATCAGTATGCACCCATCCAATTGCTAAATTATTTTCTTGAGCTAGCTTGTTTAGTTTCTCAAGATATTGATTTAGTTCTTCTTTTCTTCTATCTACGCCTCCATTAAGCCTATCAGAAACAATAGCATCTGTTTTTCTAACCATATTTGGAAAAATGTTTTTTACATTATGATTCATTCTATTAAAATCTTCCATCCAAACTGGATCTTCTTCAATTTTAAAATTCTCCACAATAATTCACTTATAAGTTAACGCTATACTTTCTATTCAACACGATATTTTGTTTAATAAAGATAAGCTTTTTTTACCTAAATCGACTGATGATATCTTTAACTCTGTTGATTTCAGCTGTAGTAAGCGGTATTTTTATATATGTCAAATCCATTGACGTTCCTAAAAACCGAGACAAAACCCATTCTTTTTTGTCTTCAGAATATTCAATACTTAACCCTAATTGATTTTCAATAAATCCATCTTTTGTAGTAATCCAATAAGGAGCAATATATTCACTGATTTGCTCATAACCTTTAGTTTTATTTTCTTCCATAAGTTCCGTTTTTTTATAGTTACTCAAACTTATAAAATATTTTATTACAACTCCGAAGATTCCAGAAATAAAGACTAAAACTAAATAACACTAGGATCACTACCTCGATAATCCGAGTACGTGTTTACTTTCTTCACAAAGTTTCTACGGTATACAAAATATTTAAATGCATCACTGTAGTTCGTGGAATACATCGGGCGCAAATGAATAGGAAGGGATTCTGTAGATTTATCCTTGTGAATGGTTTTCGAACCTTTATTATCGGTTTTGATTCTAATCTTCGTGAGCTCCAACGAACTTTTCAAGTGTTTGCACTGGAAACGGTCAATTTTGATTTTTGGTAAACCTTTCCTTGTTTCTCCCAATAACGCCTTTGCAAAGTTAAATTCCTCTTCCTGCAAAATGGTAGCCTGATTCAAAGACATCAGGTTAACGACCCAGCCAGTTCTTGTGCCGTTGTTGTACTCAATCGCTTGTTTGATAGCGTTTGCCCAGTCGCGTTTGGTTTTGCTGTTCTGATTTCCCGAACGGTCATAGTACAAGTCCAAAACCTTAACCGGATGATGTTTGTAGAACGCACAAAACTTTTTACCCAACTGCACTTCGTTTTCAGGTGCCAATGTGTGAAACTCTTTCAGGATGTACAAATATTCTCCCCGCTCTTGACCCGTAATCATACTACACATATCGCCAAAATCCATTCCAGCCTCTAGCTTTTTGGTTTTGTCGAGATAGCGCAGCGCCAAACTCGTTTCCTCTATTTCATCCGTCAACGAGAAATTGTCGTAGTAAGAACCTAAAATACCATCATCATAAAAATGATGTTCGCCCAGGTCGCCATAAAACTTTTCGCCTTTCTTCAAATTGATTTTCAAAGAAAGAATTGCACTTTTGAATTCCTCAATACCCAAAGCTTTCAAGCTGTCCGCAAAATAGCCTTCGGTCAAAATATCCACGTTAACCAAGGAAGAAACCACATAAAAGAACATCGAGTTCTTACGCACGCGAACCCAGCGTTCTGTCCAACGAATTAAGTTGCCTTGAAGCTTCTCAATCGCATCGTAATTCCCAACTTGTTTGTTCGACAATATTTCCTTTTTGATTTCATTCAAAACTAAACCTACTTCAAGCGCCAATTTGATTTGGTTCAGGTCCATATTCTTTTCGTCCTGCATAATCCAATCATCGTCACCGTCCATCACGTTGGGCATATCTGTAGTAAATGTAGTGCCTCTGTAGTACACAGAACCGCCAAACATAGCGTATTCCCCACGGATAGCAGGCGTTAGTTTCTTTAGCTTAGCAAATTTCAACAAACGCGCTTCGTCACCATACATATGTTGGTACGAACCACCCGCCAATCCTCCTGGTTGGTCCAGCGACCCCAAGTTGAAAAAGCATCCGTTATAAATAGAAATCGAATGTTTGTAAGCCTCTACAGGTTTGTACGGCAGTTTAAAGTGGGAGGGAGGTCGTTTGTCGGTCACATAATGAATTCCTTCACGCCATCCTTTACGGTTCCAACCCTCGAGCAAGGTAGGAACCACGTTTTTCATCGCGTTCATATACGTGTCCGAAACTAATACCTGATAGCTTCTAGGCATATCCCAACAAATATGCTGCGAACGCTCCGCAATAATGTCTGAGGTTTTTGCCATCGCACGTCCCGCAATCAATCTAAGGTCTTTGGGAGCAATCAAAAAAATGAGTTGCTTTACCCACGAGCCAAACTCGCTACGAACATCTTTGTCTTTATGACTTACGGCCGTCTTCCTGCTCATTTGGAAATACTTTTAAAGGTAATATTTGGGCTTCACGTTTAATTTGATTGCGTTGCTTTTCTGTAAGTTCAGGGAAAGCATCAATCATTTTGGCTAATTCATTTCGATTGGCTTTGGTTTCTAAACCAAGAAACTCCGCATCGGCAGAATAAATAACCCAAGGCGGTTGAAAAATTTCTGCAGGCAGTTCCTCCACATCTGGAAGGTTCACGCCTCGCAATTCTGCCATGTCTAGGAGCATCTTTACCACTTTGGCGGCATCGGTAGGATTCTTTACTGTTTGCATTGCAAACAGCACCATTTTTTCGGCTTTCTCTGCGTAGATATTGCGCCACGCTTGCTTGCTTATTTTTGATTCACTATAAAAGTATTCTTGCGCTTCATCGCACAACTGCATTGCTTTGTATCGCGACAATTTGTCCACAAGCATCAAATGCTTCACGATCGATTCCTTTGTGCCAAAAGTATCGATACGCAAAAACATACCTCTTATTTTGTCGAGCATTTGCAAATAGTCTACAATTTCCTGAGGCGCGTTGTTCAAACTGCCTTTCTCCATAAAATCATATACGTGCTCGAGAGCAATATCATTAATAGTCATCGCCAAATAAGATTTTGTTTCTAATATTTTCAATCTCCATTTCTTCCTTTTGTTTCAGGAAAATTTGAGCTGCAGTAATGTTGCCACTTTCTGCCAGTTCTTTTTGTTTGTTGGTAATAGTAAATTCGCTTTTCAGTTTACCCCGATTGTAAGCCATACGCACAGCACTTTCTTTGTCGTACCACAACTGCATAAAGCCTTTTTTATCTACATCGAGATACAAAGCAATTTTTTCAGGCGCGTAATTGTTTGCGGCCAAATCGTGTATAGCCGTCATTTCTTCCTCCGAAAATATATAATCAAGTAGTTTCATCTTTATCCAGTATTAAAGCATAAATTCCCAACAAAAAATAAAAAAAGGACAATGCCACAAAAGGCTCCATAGGAAACCCCTGAGGCAAATGCCCCGACAAAATCCCCATAACAAAGGACAAAGCCATTAATCCAATACCAATCTTTTTCATAGTATGCTTTTTTTAGGTCTTAAATGTTCTGGAGGCATCGGCACAGTTCTACCACCAAAGCGAACTCTTTTTGTTTTGATTCCAAAACCAAACAAAACCAACACGAAATACAGTATGAATAAATACCCAATCATAAACAACAACTTTAAACCTTAAACTTTTAAACCTTAAACCCTCAATACTTCTTCAACTTTGAATTCGTAAACAACTGCAATCTGAAATCATACAACCCTTTGCAATTCGCAAATACATACTGCTCATAATGGGCGTTTTCGCTCCAGTTCCCAGAACCTTCAATAACATAATGTGCATCTTCTATTTGCATTAGGCAAACTTTTGCGTGCACCCAAGCATACAGCACATTGATATTCGGTCTTGATTTTGCCATTGCCATCAAGTTGTCAATCACCAATGGATTCCTTTTGATCATACTGTCCGAAATCAAAAGCGTGATTTGTTCAATCATTCCTTTGTCGTGCAGTTCCAAAAGAGCTTCAATCACTTTTCTACCAATACTATAAGTCGATGCATACAAATGTTTGATGCGATGCGCCTTAGCCACAAGCGGAATAAATGTGAATGCATTAAAAGCCATATCACTTTGCAAAAAGAAAAATTCTTCTGCAGTAGGCAATCGTAACATATCATATTCAGGCGAAACTACTTTTTGATAATGCGAAACCAAGTACTTTGAAGTGAATTGCTCATCCAAAGCCTTGGTTTCTGGTTTAGTTGTATTTTCCTTGTAATCAAATAGCATATTATTCTAAAATAACCCAGTCTGCACAAAACAAATCCTCAATCGAAGGAATATATGTTACAATTAAATTACTTGAATTCACCAAAGACAATTGCAAACCATAGTAAATCTCTTTTATTTGCATATCTGGATTGTCAAATCTTTTTTGAAACACCTCCTTTACGCTATCTGGTAAACTTTGCATTTTTGGAACAATATTACTTTTAACAGAAGTAGATAATTGTTGAAAAACAAACATTCCCGTTTCTTCCCAGTTTTTTCTAAAAACCACTTTTCCTTCTCTCAAAGCTTCCAAAGCTTCGCCAAACGTTACATATTCTCTATTCATGATTATTTTATGTTATATTAAACAATTCGCTAGAAGTCTCCCTGTTTAAGAAGTTAGGAGATTACACCCCCAACTTTTTATTTACCAAAAACAGTTTTTGACTACGCTCCGCTACACGGTTTTCAATTTCTTGTACTTTGGTGGCGTCATTTTCTTTTTGTGCTTTAGCCAATGCAGTTTTGTTTACCGAGAAATATTTAGCCGAAGCATTTTTGTACTTGATCAATTCATCATTGGTCATAGCCTCTACTTCTCTAGCTATTTTCAATTCCTTGAAAATGGGATGCACACCCAACACTAATCCAGTGTTCTTGTAAGCGTTCAACTCATCGTAGATTCTTTGGTTTTCTTCGAATAGTTCTACTGATTTTTTTGCCAGCTTAGC